TGAAACCACGCTCCAATTAGTATCGCTGCAAGATTGGATTACATCCGTATCAAAATAGCTGGGTAAGGTCTACATACTTAAAATGCTTGACTGGGACATCGAAAAACAACTCGCCAGCAGGAACTTCTATATTCTTGACCTCTATCAATGGACAGCTTTCAATCACCTCAGCTTTCGCCCAGTACGCATGGATTAAGTCTTGAGTTAGTGCAAAAAATAGCACAGGCCGATCTTGCTGAAATAACTTCGCTTTTCTTTGGTGGCAGTGAATGGTGGGATAGTGGCAGTAATCCCAGCTACGAACTTCTACTTCAACATAGCCAACTAGCTTATCTGCTCTATATACGAGCAAATCTACTCCATACACATTAGGGTTTTCTCTACACTCCAACCCCCACTTCATCTTTACCCATTTCGTCACCGCCTCCCTTGCTGGGGGATCGTACAGATCATGGAGTTCTTGATTAAATTGTTTGGTGGTCATAGGTGCTAGTTTGATAGGAAGTGAACTAGCAGAAAACTTGTGAAGGATGCAGCCTATCTCTTAGTGGGGTTTATGGGGCTAAAGCAGATTCCTTTTGAGCCTTTAGCATTGGCGCTGTTTTACGGATTGTTTCTAGTTCCGTTTCAAACGCTTTCTCTATTTGCTCAATCGTAAAACCTTGCCTTAGAAACTTTAATACCAGGTCGGTGACTTGTTGTTGCATATCAGAAGCAAGTAACAATGTTGCCGCAGACCGTACAAGTAGTCATCTTGCCATTGACAATAATTGTCTGTGTTTGGCAAGCATAACCTACGCCCATGAGTAACATATATGTTACTAAACCTAAAGTTATCTTTTTCATCTCAGTTCCTTAAAATGGGACATCGTCAAAATCAGCAGCAGATTGCTTAGGCATTTCGTCATCGCCCTTGGCCTTAAAGTTGCTGCGCTCCTTCTCCTTGCCAATCGCAATACTAAAGAACTTACCGTTCTTTCCTTCCTTAATCCACCCACTTAGCCAATGCTCTTTGCCATTAACCATGATTGAGCCTGTGTAATCAGGATGCGTATCCTTTTCTTTGCGGTCATTCTTAAATAGCGATCCGCTACCTTCTTTTGGTTCATAAGCCATTATTTTCTCTCTTTCAATTTAGAATACATCTCACTCACTTCACCGAGGAATTTTTCTACTTCTGCTTCCATCGCCTTAATGTATTCCTCATCTCTATCAAGGCGTACTACAAACAACTGTAAATCTTCCGGCAAGCGTGGATCATAACTTACAAAATCACACCACTCACGGCCTGTTACAGCCATTTGGCATTGCATCTGCGGCACATACTTTGCAGGCGGTTTGCCACCCAACAAATACTTAATATGCGTTTTGCTAGCTGGGCATTTACATTCCAAAAGCCCTTTATCGCCAACCAGCCCGTCTGGGCTACATCCAAACCATTCTATCGTAGGATGATCTACAAACGCAACCTGTTCTACAAACACATTGGCCTGTGCCTCATAAGCGATTCTAGCCATTGGTTCGGTCTGCGTACCCCATTCCATTGCCGCATTAGTAAACGACTCGCCTGGGTCGTTTGTGAGCCTTTGGACTACCAATTCTGTGCGGTAATCTTCTCTAGTGGCAGCCTCGCCCGACTTTCCCTTAGCAAGCACATCCGTAATCCGACTAGCGGTTACTTTGCCCAGCCTAATTGCCAACCACTCGCTCGACCCTTGCTCAATCATTTCACCGCCTCCAGCAACTCTTTTGCTAGTTCATTAGTCCGTACTGCTGCCTTATGCGCTGCCTCTGCGTTGCCCTTTATTTCGTGGTTATAGAAACTTCTAAGGGTCTTAACAATATCTAAATATACTTCTGAATAATCTCGGCTCATTCTTTATCTTCCAATGATTCGTTAGTTGGCTGGGTTATAAATGGTACATCAGAAAGCTCATCCATTTCCCATTTTTTAGCAAACTCAGCAGACATAGCGTCTATCGCAGCGTTCCATCCCAGCGCAAAATATTCCTGCGGATGGTACGGAATCTTCTCTAAGTTGTTAAACGCATCAAGACAATGTTTATTTATCATTTTCGCTTCCATTGGTAAATAGCAGCCTCTTTTACTTTAGGCGCAATATCATCTACAGACTGGTTGCAGATCGCACGAAAGTCAGCCCACTTCTTTTTGTAAGACTCTTGCTCACTAGCCGGAACATAGTTATACAACTTTGCCCAGCGAATCGTAATATCTGTTCCTGCTTTTGTGTACACATAATTATTGGTCATTTTTTTTTACCTTTATATTTTTGTTCGGCCTGCCTAGCAAGACAGACTCCACATCTCCACCGATTAACTGGCCCAGTCTTTACCAGCTTAAAATCACTAGCTGGTCTTTCCACCTGGCAACTAGTACAGAATTTCCTTTCCACCATCCCAACCTTCCTTTAAATATCCATATTCTGAAACATCGCATACGGCTCTCAAATCGGAACACACATCGCACTTTTCCACCCATATCCTGTAATGGTGGTCTTTTGGTCTGTGTATTCCCCACTTTGTTCCGCACTCTGAACATACATTATCCGGCTGCTGATTCGCTAGTTTCATTGAATTTAGCCTTCATTTCGTTGTAAGCAGCTTGGATTGGGTCAATCATGTTTTTATTGTCTGCGTATTGCTTATATAATGTAGCGAAGGCAGTTCGCAACTTGGCAGGGCTATCGCTTGCCTTAATTTTGGCGATACAGGCGTTTAGGCTTTCTTCTGCCTTTAGCGGCTCAGACGAATCCAGCGCATCGTGTTCTACAATCTCCATTGCCGTAACCCACAAATACCTACGCTGATAGGTTTCTACTGCGCCAATGTTCTGCACCTCATGGCAGCCCTTTAAAGCCGCAGACCCCATTGGGCTAGTAATAACAATATTGCTGTTATCTTCTGTATCTACAATCGACAGGCTGGCTATCTCTGTGCCGTAGGACACAATGCCGCAAAGCCCTAGATCGGCAAAGATTGTCTGTACGGTAGGCAGGAAATCAGCCAACTCAAAGTAGCGATACCCAGCAAACTTGTTATGGCCTGACTTGGTAAGTTCTGTGTTTTGCAGCTTGATTCGTGCCTGGTTTAGTTTAATAAATACTGACATGGTTTTCCCCTTCACTTGGTTAAAAAATATTCTGCATGACTTTCTTGGTACTCAAAGGACAGGTAGTATAACTTCCTACCTAACTTCTCCCAGTCTTTCTTTTCAATGCAATCACGCAAGAAAGCCTGTAGCTCGTTATCGTTGCAACTCTGTTGCAAAGCCTCGCCCCACTTAAATATGTCGGATGGGTCGTACTCAGGATTGGTCTTAACTTCATCGTAGATGCGCTCTTGCAACTCGATTGAGTAATTGTCATCTTCTGGCTCGTAGTAGTTGTTGTTGTTGTAGGTCATAGCGCACCTACACGAAAACCATAAACCGTTGCAGCAAAGAATACTATTACTGCTCCAAATATACCGCCTAAAATAATGTCTTTCATATCTGCTCCTTAAAGGCAAACGCCACCGTTAAATTCAACATTCGTGCCGCTAATAGTGGCATCTGTGTAGCCCTGCGCTAATGCAGATTTCAATGCTTTTTGCGTGGCTTCTTCTTGAGTTTTGCCTGTTACATAAGAATGACGCTGACCAATTACATCGCAGTTAATGATGTAGGCTTTGTATTCGATTGATTTCATTTCATACTCCTTCACGAGTGGTTAATCTGTACTGCATGAATCCATACTAATCTACAAATGTAGAGATTTGCAAGCAGTTGTAAAAATATTTGCAAACTGTTGCTTTTACGCACTATGTTGTATTTTTGATACGGTGTAGAATAAAAGTCTACATAGGAGAAACCATGACCGCATTTGAAAAACTAATGGCTGAATTTGGCTCAATCAAGAATCTATGCCAAGTATTAGGGGTTAAGTATGTAACGGCCTATGCCTGGAAGATGCGTAACGGCATCCCTGCTAAATGGCATCAAAAGATCGTGGAAGCCTCGGAAGGCCGCATTACCGAGCAAGACCTTGGCTAATAGCCAGAACAGCCGTACTGTGGCTTTCTTGGAGTCTAGGGGCTATAAGTGCGATGTGGTTGAGTCGTACAATGCTTTTACCAGGCGCAAGAAAGACCTATTCCATATATTTGACATATTGGCGGTAGGGAATGGGGAAACCGTAGGGGTTCAGATTACTAGCAAATCCAATATGTCTAGTAGGGTTAAAAAGATTAGCGAGTCTGAATACCTGCCGGAACTCATACGCAGCAAGTGGCGCATCCTTGTTTTGGGATGGTACAAGCAGCCTAATGGCAGATGGGCTTGCAAGGAAGTGGAGTTGTAGGGTATAGTTCTTATTCCTATGTTGGAGGCTCTAACGACATACCAGCGACATAGGGATTACAGCGCTACTGGGGGTAAAGGATGAAATAGCGCAATGTAGGTGGCGAAGATAGTGCCTACTCCTTGAACGACTGTCGGGTTCTGTGGCTCCAGTAAGCAGATGAAGGCGAATCTAGGTAGGCTAGGTTCGTTCACCAGAAAGCAGTAACCTTTCTAAAGACTTTAATACTATGACAGAACAAGAATTTATAGATCAAGCTACAAAGTTTGCAGAATATGAAACAAGATTTGATCTAGCTGCCTTTCCTTGTCTAAATGATGATTCTGGTCATGGATACGATCAACACTACATTTACCATGTAGCCTGGGCAATTAGAAAAATAAAAGAGATTAACCCTAGAAGCCATATAGATATTGGCTCAAGCCTACATTTATCTACTTGTGCGGCAGCATTTGTACCTACAATATTCTACGATTTTAGAGCGCCAAAACTGTCAGTACCAAACCTATTGGTAGCTCAATACGATTTAACAGCGTACCCATTAGCAAAAGCAGAATGTATTTCGTGTTGTCATGTTGTAGAACACATTGGACTAGGGAGATATGGAGATGATCTGGACAACGAAGGCGATCTCAAAGCCATTGCAAACCTTAAACGAATGGCATCTAAACATTTGTTGTTTGTTGTACCAGTTGGCAGGCCAGTTGTTGCGTTTAATGCACATCGTATTTATAGCCCTGTTTATATTCGTGATCTCTTTGCTGATTATGATTGTGAGTTTTATCTTATTCCTAATGATGGAACAAGCCCTAGGGTAACAGAGGTAAAAGAGCTAGATCTGCCATACGCCTGTGGGTGTTTTCATTTTATAAAAAAGTAGTTGCGTTTTTGTAGAGTTCTCGTTTAGTATTAAATTTATGAAAAGAATACGAGTATCTACAGACGGTTTATGCGCTCAGGCCACATTTTGCTTTCCTTCCTGGGCAAATAAAGACCTACGAAAAAAATGGTTACAAGACCGCACATTGCTTAGGGGCATACTGAATGAGGGCGAGATTATCCTTACCCCAGTTCAAATTATTACAGACCCCAAAAATAAAACACTAATGATGGACAGCGTTACTGGCAGCCTATATCGGGATGACGGCTCTTGCTACACATCAGACAAATTGAAATTGATTGGTATTCGTGCTGAAAACGATTTAGACAAAATCTTATTAAGTATGAAGGCTATAAAAGCATTAGGAGGAGCAAGTGCCAACTGAGTTTATTCCGTTTGCTGGAGAAGTAGAGATCGGCAAAACCGCTATGGAATTAGCGGATGAGTTAGAAAGCGCA